AAGAAAAGAAAAAAACAAAAGTTAGGAAGAAAAAGGTATTATTAGTTGAGCCTGAACCTAAGAAACTAAAAGAAGAAGTTAGTGAAATTAAGGTTGCAGAAAAAGAGGCAGATGCACCACTTATGGAGTATCTGTTACCAAAAGAAGTAGAGAAATATGATGAAAGTATAATTGACCGAGTATCAAAACAACTTTCTGAAATGCAAGTTGCAACAGAATTAGATAAAAATAGAATTAGAAAGTTAGAGTCGATTGATTCACTAGATAAACTTAAAGCAGAATTTTTATCATTTAGAGATACAGTTACTCTGCAAATGGGTTCAATTGGTGGCGGTGGTGAGGTTCGTTTAGAATTTTTAGATGATGTTCAAAGAAGTACCGCTTTAGTAGATGGTAAATTTTTAAAGTATAGTTCTTCTGACGGAAAGTTTATTGGTGCAGATGCTGGTTCAACTACATCAGAATTTACTGGAGTTACTGCTGGAACTGTTACTGCAAGTAAAGGTGTACTTGTAGATTCAAATAAAGATATTACTGGATTTAGAAATGTTACAATAGAAGGTAATTTAACAGTTGAAGGAACAACTACAACAATTGATTCAACTACAATTGAAATACAAAACTCATTTAAGTTCGAAGGCGCAACTGCTGACGCACACGAAACAAACTTAACAACAATCGACCCAACAGCAGATAGAACAATATCATTACCTAACGCAACTGGTACAATAGTTTTAAAAGATACAACTGATACACTAACAAATAAAAGTATTGATAGTGATAATAATACAATAACAAATATTGTTAATGCTGATATTAAGTCGTCAGCTGCAATCGCATTTAGTAAGATGGAAAACTTAACTGCTTCTAGAGCATTAGTTTCTGACGGTAGTGGTGATGTATCTATAAGTGCTGTTACATCAACTGAGATAGGATATCTAGACGGCGTAACTAGTGCTATTCAAACACAATTAGACACTAAATCAACTAAAGCATTTGCAATCGCTCAAGCAGTCGCATTAGGATAGTTATAAATAGTTATAAAGGAAGAATAAAATATGGCAGTCCCAAGTACAAAAGCAACATTTAAAGAATACTGTTTAAGAGCATTAGGTAAGCCTGTAATAGATATAAATGTTGATGACGACCAAGTAGATGATAGAATAGATGAGGCGATTCAATACTTTGCTCAATATCATGTTGATGGTGTTGAAAGAATGTATCTAAAATATCTAGTAACGGCTGATGATATTACTCGTATGACTACAGATAGTAGTGAATCAGTTACAGATAATTCTGTTACAACAACCTACAAAACAGGAAACAATTTTCTTGTAGTTCCTTCATCAGTTATTTCTGTTGTCAATGTATTTCCTTTATCTGATAGAGCAAACTTAAATATGTTTGATGTTAGATATCAATTAAGATTAAATGATTTATATGATTTTTCATCTACAAGTATTGTACATTATCAAATGACAATGCAACATCTCGATTTTCTTGACCATATTTTAGTGGGAGAAAAACCACTAAGATTTAATCAACTATCAAACAAACTATTTATTGATATGGATTGGAAAACAGATATCACAGCAGGTGAATTTTTAATCTTTGAAGTTTTCCGTAAATTAGACCCTGATACTCATACCGATATATATGATGACATATATCTAAAAAGATATGCCACAACATTAATCAAAAAACAATGGGGACAAAATCTTTCAAAATTTTCAGGCACCGCTATGTTAGGTGGGGTTACTCTAAATGGTCCTGAATTATTCTCTACAGCAACTCAAGAACAACAAAAGTTAGAGGAAGAAATCAGATTGAATTATGAAGAACCTGCCCACATGCAACAAGGATAATTAAATGCCAACAAATGTCTACTTCGACACAGGCACAACTTCTGAGCAGAGACTATACGAAGATTTAATTATAGAACAGCTCAAGATTTACGGCCAAGATGTCTTTTACTTACCAAGAAAGATTGCTAACAAAGATACAATCTTTGGTGAGGATCCTGCAAGCTCATTTGATGATTCGTATATCATTGAAATGTATGTAGATAATACTGATGGATATATGGGCGAACAAGAGATTATTAAAAAGTTTGGTTTAGAATTAAGAGATGATATTGTATTTACTTTATCTAAATTGAGATGGGAAACTTTAGTAGGTAATAATGCAGATTTAGTTGCTGATAGACCACAAGAGGGTGATTTAGTTTATTTCCCTACAACAAAAGCATTCTTTGAAATACAGTTTGTAGAACATGAACAACCGTTCTATCAACAAAGTGCTTTACCAACATACAAGTTATCTTGCACACGATTTGAATACAGTTCAGAAAGAATTGATACTGGTATTGCTCAGATTGATAGTGTTGAAGATAGTCTATCAACTGATACAATGAATTTCCAATTTAGTTTAGAAGATGAAACTGGTTCTGTTGTTTTAGAAAGTAGTATTGGTGCAATAGATTATATAATTAATGAGAGTTTCACAATGGCAACACAATCACCTACTGACCAAGGTCTGGCATTTGAAACGGCTGCAGGAACAAATACATCATCAACGACTGATGACATATTAGACTTCAGCGAAAGAAACCCATTTGGAGAGGTTGACGAATACTAATGTTTGGAGAACACTTTTACCACAAAAAAATTCGTAATACTGTTATTGCGTTCGGCACAATATTTAATAATGTAAATATTAAGAGATTAGATTCTAGCGGGAATCCTCTACAAAATATTAAAGTACCTTTATCATATTCACCAAAAGAAAAGTTTTTAGCCAGATTAGACGCACAACAGGACCTAAATGGGGACGATTCATCTGTGGCAATCACTCTACCTCGAATGTCATTTGAAGTTACTGGATATAGTTACGATGGAGGTCGTAAGTTAAATAAGAATCAAAAGATAACTAAAGTAACAACAAACGCCGACACTTCTAAACTGAATAGTCAATACACGCCTGTGCCTTATAATGTTAATTTTTCTTTAAGTGTTTATGTTGCTAATTCAGATGACGGATTACAGATAATAGAACAAATACTTCCATACTTTCAACCTGATTATACTGTTACTATGATTGAAGATAGAACAATGGATACAAAAAGCGATATACCAATCGTGTTAAACAATGTAGATTTTGAAGATAGTTACACAGGAACATTAACAAGTAGTAGAAGAATAATTTACACACTAACATTTACAGCAAAAGTATATTTGTATGGACCAATATCTACATCAGCTGTAATTAAAAAAGTATCTGCCGACTTATATACTAACTCACAAAGTGCTAGTCCACCAAGAGTCGAAAGAGTTACAGTTACACCAAATCCAACATCAGCCGATAAAGATGATGACTATACATACACTACCACATTAGATTTCTTCACCGACACTTTAGATTATGATGAAGCGTCTGGTGATGATAAGTAGTTAAGAGGACTTTAATATGAGTAAAATTGATGATAAACTAAACGAAGTATTAGGTATTGCTGAAATAGATAAAACTTTCGAGGGGGAAGTATTACCTAAGAAAACAAGTACCGAAGTATTAGTACCTGAAGATAAGGATCCAGATATTGACTTTGAGACTGGTAGAAAAAATCTTTATAATTTACTTGATAAGGGTAATGAAGCAATTGATGGTATACTTAGTTTGGCAAAAGAAGGAGAACATCCTCGTGCCTATGAAGTTGCAGGACAATTAATCAAGACAGTAAGTGAAGTATCACAAAATCTCTTAGACCTACAAGATAAATTAAAAAAGATAAAAGATATACCCGATAAAGGACCAAAGAATGTTACTAACGCTTTATTTGTTGGTTCAACAACTGAACTACAAAAGATGTTAAAGGGTAAAAAAGAATGATATTTTTTAGACAAAATCTACACGAAGTAATTACACTACCTGAACCACCTGTTGATGATTTAACAGAGGCACATCAGGTGGAAAAAATAATTAAACAAAGAACAGAAAAAGATGTTCAGTCTATTCAAAATCATGACCAAGAACCTTACTATGCAATTCGTAAAGTTTGTGAAGAAAATGGTTTAGAGTTTCATGATAGTGAATTTAAACAAATTATAAAAGAGTCTGTACCAGTAATTAAACACTTTAAAGATTTTTATAATCGTGCAAGACCAGCTGAAGTTCTTTCTAATTTAAATACTTTACCAAGTAAAACAAATAAAACTAGGTCATATCCTAGTGGTCACGCATGTCAATCAGTTATACTTGCAAGATATGTTGCTGGTAAAGTACCACAATTAGAAAAAGAGTTAATGAAAGCAGCTTACGAATGTGGTTACGGCAGAGTGATTGCAGGGTTTCATTATGTTTCAGATTATGATATTGGTAACTTACTTGGTGAAAAGATGTATGTGTTAATGAATAAAATGGATTACGGACAAGAAATGAATGAAGGCAAAGTAGCTTTCAAAGATTTCTTAAAAAATTAAATGGGAACAACAGACCAATATTTAGGTAATCCTAACTTAAAGAAAGCTCACACTCCTTCTAGATTTACAAAGAAACAAGTCGAAGAAGTGATGAAGTGTCTTGAAAGTCCTAAATACTTTATAGAAGAATATTTAAAAATTGTCACCATTGATAAAGGTTTAGTGCCTTTTGAAATGTACGACTTTCAGCGGAAGATGGTAGATACTTTTCACGATAATAGGTTTACAATATGTAAATTACCTAGACAAAGTGGAAAGTCAACTATCATAGTTTCCTACCTCTTACATTATGTATTATTTAATGATAATGTGAATGTTGCAATATTGGCCAACAAATCTTCTACGGCAAGAGATTTATTAGGTCGTTTGCAATTGGCTTACGAACATTTACCCAAATGGATGCAACAAGGCGTTCTCAATTGGAATAAAGGTTCACTCGAATTAGAAAATGGAAGTAGAATTGTAGCGGCAAGTACTTCTTCTAGTGCTGTTCGAGGAAGTACCTTTAATATAATATTCTTAGATGAGTTTGCTTATGTGCCTAATAATATTGCCGAAGA